CCCCTTCTTGGGATGTGCTATCGGCCTTGTCGCCTCATCCATTCCTTACCTTGACCACAAGGTGAGGATCTGGTGGGGTATTCGCAAACTCCGCAATGGTGAGAGGGTGAGAGAACTACTCAGAGAGAGGGAAGTCCCGTGGAGGTCCCGGCGCGCACTCCAACAGTTTGACTATGTTCCTGTTCGTGAGCTGCTAGAGGGTGACGTAACGCCTGCGAATTCTAGCCACCTCGTGGTGGCTTGTAAGTATGCCCGGTTGGCGCAGAGCAAGTTCGTGTACCCTTCACACACTCCATCCAATGAGAAAATGGTTGGTCAATGGATCTCGAAGGAGATGATTGACCACGGGCTTAGGCCCGCTCACCAGGCTCTCATACTTCCCTGGGCGATCAAGCTCACATTCGTTAGAAGCGAGACGGAAATGGATGCAGCTGATCTTCTAAGATTGGTACCTGAAAGAATCCGAAACGCTACTGACTAGTGGTGCCGGGTCGTGGCTGAGGGCTGTGAGGCAGTCGCAAGGCTGACCCATCCAGCCATCAGAGTGGTCCATGACTCCGGAGTAGTTCTGAAGAGGAGGGTTACTGGGTTCATTAATAAAAGTGCATCTGACAATGTGTTTATCTACAACAACACACTCACAGTTGTCATGCGTGCACTGACTGAGAGATTGTACTATGTTGAGAGCAAGGATGGGTTTGTCCCTTGCCCTCAACCTCTCCCTAACATTTACAATTCATTGGATAATCTTAAAACATCCCTGCTACGCTCATTGCCTTGGACACCATCCCCCATGACCACGGAGCAATTCCTTGGTTCATATGAGGGATCGAAACGTAAGAGGTATGAGAGTGCAGTAGCCCTATACCGGCGCACCGGAATGCGCCGCACCTATGGGTTCATTGGAACCTTTATCAAGGGAGAGTTTTACAATGGTACAAAGAAGAATAATCCTTGCCCCCGCCTCATACAACCGAGGCATCCAGTGTACAACTATAGAGTAGGGTTGTACATACGGCCGGCTGAGAAATGCCTGTACAAGGCATTGGATAACTTGTTCGGACACCACGCCATCCTTAAATGCGACTCCCCTTGGGAAAGAGCAGCTACAATTAGCAGCTACTGGGGGGAGTTTAACCACCCTGCGTTCAAAG